TTCCCTACGCTATATTAGCTCAGGAGGATACGCTTCGCGTAGGTGATGGGGTTATCATCGGGGGGAGCCCGCTCGGGAAAGACAATTTCAATACGTTCAGTCTGGGTATTCTCTCTGCGGAGGCTCGGGAACTTTATGATCGAAGTGGCTGGGAAAGTTACAAAGAATACACTTGGCATGTGATGCTTCAGACTACAAGCCCAGCGTTTCCCGGCAACAGTGGCGGGCCAATCTTCAACATGACCGGGGAGGTGATTGGGGTTCTGGTGGCCGGTCAAGCGGAGACGCTTAACTTTGGAGTTCCTGTGGCCCGCTTCCGCGACACAATTGACACTGTGCGCCAATGGTTTGCCTTGTGCCGTTTCAACGTAGTGGAGGAAGAAGTCGCCGTTACCCCGGCAGACGAGTGGTACAGCCAAGAAAACGGACACGGATATCCTTGTCATTAAGGAAGCATAGGCAATGATTCGCACCCATACATTTTGCGGTAGGAAATATCACATATCTGTGGGGGCTATGGACGGAATCACCGATCAAGAGGACGACGATCAAAGTTGGCTCTTTATTCTACGGAGTCTCAACACCAAGGCTGGAATGGAGACCGCCATACATGAGGCTCTCCATGCGTGTAATTGGAAGGCTACGGAAGACGACGTGGCTTTAACCTCCAAGGACATCGCGAGATTCCTCTGGCGTCTTGGGTATAGGAAGGAAGAATAGACATGTTACAAAAGGATAGAGATTGGATAGAGGGTCACTTTGAAGGACTACGGGCTGGAATCTCCGAACTCAAGATAGACGTGGCAACATTGAAAGTCCGAGCCGGTATCTGGGGATTGTTCGGGGGAGCGATTCCTGTTGTCGTTGGAATTGGGGTTTACCTACTGACACGAGTGAGCTAAGGAGAACCGATGACGACGCCTATTTCCACACCACAATACATAGGGGACTTTGCAGCAGGCAGCACAATACGCCTGTTGTGGGATACTTTTGGAGCCTCCGCAGAGTCGATCACTATGTCTGGTTTGGCTGTAACGGATATCGAGGTTTACAAAGGGTCTAGTATGACTCAGCGTTCTTCGGACGCCGGGTACACCCTACTCGATACAGACGGCATTGACCTAGATGGGGCGACGGGGATTCACGGGATTGAGATAGACCTCGATGACGACACAGATTCGGGTTTCTTTGCGATCGGGAATGACTACGTTGTGGTGATCAATAGCATTACGGTGAATTCCCAGACGGTTCGCTTCTGCTTGGGTTCCTTCTCTATTCAGAATCGGTTCAACTCTGCTGGGGTTGGGGACTACGCGCATACTCTTACTATCCGAACGACGGGAGGAACTCCTGTAGCTGGGGTGTCGGTATGGGTCAATTCCAGTAATGCTCGTTCCGGGTCCGTAGCGGGGACGAAGGTAACGGACACTAACGGACAGGTGACTGTTAATCTTACATATGGCACCTATTACATCTTTTGTAACCTTTCGAGCTACACGTTTGCGGCTGCAAGTTTCACCTCTTCAGCGGGAAGCGTGGCCTTTACAAAGGATGTCGCTACGGCGGTGGCTACGGGAAGCACCTCTTTCTATGCCGATAGCTTCCTCACTCGGGCTCGCTCGCTAGCACGCGATTCGCTGGATGAGCCAACTGTGGTCTCGAAGTACGATGACGATAAACTAACAACCTACTTGGAGTCGGCATATATCATTGTCCTGAACGAGAAAAACAGGAATTCCAAGACGCCTGCGGTAGTGAAACAAGAGATCACGATTACTTCCGGTGTTACTGAGTATGCTCTTCCTCATGTTATGGGGACCTTCTATGGCCTCTACCATCTATCAGATACAGGCTGTAAATCCTTCTACGACGGACGCGGTCGATTCAATCCATCGGGTCAAGGTGTATGGCTGGAAGGAAATACTCTGCACATCCAGTCTGTTGATTCCATAGGACAGGGGGAAACACTCGTAGCCGAATGGATTCCCTCCGGGGTTGCGCGGCTGCATAACGGAACTTGCACTGTTGACACGACGGGTACGATTGTAACTTTGGGAGCTACGCCAAATGATGGGACGCTGGATACTCACGTTCAAGCCTATGCCGGGGGAGTCTTCCGTAGCCTTGGAGCGAGTGGAACCACTGTAACCGGGAACTATCTCCAAGAGCGGAACATCACAGCATACGATCACGAGACTCGTAAGGCTACGTTGGACGTGGCGCTAGATCCTATCCCAACGTCAAACGACGGTTACGTTTACTACGAGATCGCCCCGGCGATTTACAAGGGAATGGATACCGTGGTAGCTTTGTATGCCGCCTACAGAATCATGTCGATTGAGGGGAACTCCAAACGTGCGAATGGGATCTTGGCTGCCTATAGAAACGAATTGAGAAATGTCCGTCTCACGGAATACTTCTCCAATCTACCCGAGGCTCCAAAGGTACGAATGGACAGCGGAAATAACCGTAGATTTCGTCGGTAACTCTGCGGAGGCTCCAAAATGGCTCAAGTATTTTCCAGTACGTCTTCAGAAGGAAACGGGACTATATACCCCGTTATATCCGGGGATTATATTCCAGCCCTAGACAATTCTAGTTTTGAATACGGCTTGGGTGTGGTGGCTCTTTGGGGAGGCGGACCGTCTGCAAGGGTAGCCGGGGATACGGATACGGTGTCCTTGGTGGGGGGGAGTCAACAGCCAGGTTCTACACCGATCACAGGAAACTCTCTCACCTACAATATTGAGGGGGTAGTTGGCCCTCAAGGCGCTCAAGGACCGCAGGGGCCTCCAGGATCGATTACTACTCTCAGGCAGCAAGTGTTTGTACCGTATGGAACTCAAGACCTAGCCGATACCTTGGAGCAGATCAGGGATACATGGGAGAATGACGGAACTATTCTGTACTCCGAATCTGCGGAGGTATGGTGGGATCGTCCGTGGGATCACATGCCTATTGCGGCGATAACCTCATGGAATGATGCGGCTATCGATCTGGATGGGTCGTTTATGTTGGTGGTATCCGATGCGGGGATTTACGTTTCCACCAATACTGGAAGTAACTGGACAGCGAAAACACCCGATACGGAAGACTTCCTTCAGGTGTCTTGTTCAAGTAGTTCCGGAAAGGCCGTTGTACTCGGGGAGGAGAGTTTGGACTACGGGAAGATTTGGGTGTCATCTGACGCAGGAGCAAACTGGAGCCAAGTATCTTTGGAACTGTAATAAATGGCCATTGAAATCAATATGTCTGGATCTGGGGCAGACCCGTTGGTGTTGCCTTACAATGCTATTACCAGGTATAGCCAGTCTTTTCAAGACGCTGAGGGGTTTACTTTAGACACCGTTTCTATTCAAGCTTTACGTGGAGGAACGCCGGGAACTTTAACGTGTTCCTTATACGCTGCCGATGGAAGCGGATTTCCAACAGGGGAAGCTCTGGGTAGCGATACATATAATGCGGATACGTTGAATACTTGGGCCACGTATACTTCAGTCGAGATGTCAATGGGGGAAGTGGTCCTTGCCGCAGGAACAGCGTATTGTTTTGAGTTTAAGGTTAGTGCTGGAGACGGGGACAACTACGTATATATTAAAGCCACTCTTGGAAACCCTTATACGGGGGGTGTTGGGGGAAGATACGATAGTACCGAGCCTCCAGAATGGGAATCTAACGGCACCAAAGACCTGGTAGCAGTACTAAGATCTCCCTCAGCCGTCCCGTCCAAAGCCACCACGCCGAGTCCAGAAGACGAAGATACAGACGTAGACTTTACCGATCTTACTTTGTCTTGGACAGATGGTGGGGGGGCCGATACATTTGACGTTTACCTAGGACCTTCTGGAGATATGACAAAGGTTTCTACGGCTCAGGCTGGGGATAGCTATGAGTCTGATGCTGAGGAATTGGCTGGGCTTTTTAGTGAGTGGCCTACGATTACTGAGATCCATTGGAGGATAGACTCTACCAATGACGATGGAACGACTACAGGGGATGAATGGACCTTCAAGACTGCGCCTAAGATAAACACAGCAACCCTTGGTTCTGCGGGGGCTTTCGTTCTCTGCACGACAACACGGGGGCTCTACCTGTCAAGTGACCTTGGATCTAACTGGACTCAATCCCTTCCGGATTCGGATGATACAATCGAATGGCGGATAGGAGCTTGTAGCAGTGACGGCTCTTATATGATCGTGGTCCGGGATACGGATGATGCGATCTATCGTTCTGCCAACGGGGGAACGGCTTGGTCCGCTATTACTCCAGCCTCCGCAGAGGCTTTCGTGCTTGTCGCTCTGGCAATTAGTGACACGGGGCAGTATGTCGTGGTGGTGGGGGCAAACTCGACAGATGCCAGCAACACGGCCTTCCTCTCTGATAACTATGGGGCTACTTGGACGGCTATCAATCCGACAGTCACAAGTGGGGGATACGACTGGACTGAGTGTCAGGTAAGTAACGATGGGAAGCTTATTGCCTTGACGAGGACGGGGGCGGCTTACCTTTCGTTCGACGGGGGAACCTCTTGGGCTCTGGCGTCTATCCCAGCTTCGGAGTCTACGTGGGATTGTCTAGCAGTATCGGGAGACGGCAAAGTCGGAATCGTTGGAAATATGGCTTCAGCCAACGAATTTTATCAAAACTCGGGGTGGTATGAGCGTCCTATATTTGGAGAAACCACTCTCACCGAGACTGCCAGGTCTATCTTGGACGACGCCTCCACCTCCGCAGTAGCTACCACTATTGGTTTAGGAACAGGAGACTCCCCCGCGTTCACTGGACTTTCACTATCGGGGTTGACGGCATCTCGGTTGATAGCTACGGACGCAAGCAAGAATTTGACTAGCTTAGCGTCACCGCTTATTGTCGGGGAAGGTGGCACTGGTGCAGCCACCCTAACAGATGGTGGGATTGTTCTAGGTTCCGGTACTGGAGCAGTGACGGTCCTCGCTCAGGCAACAGATGGGCAACTACCAATAGGCAGTACTGGACTCGACCCTGTGCTAGCTACGCTCACTGGCACGGCTGGTGAGATCGTGGTTACAAATGCTGCGGGTAGCATAACTCTGTCCTTGGGTTCGGCAATCGGTGACATCGCGGCTCTAACCCCAACCGATAGCAACTTCATAGTGGGAGACGGGAGTGCGTGGGTGACTGAATCAGGAGATACGGCCAGGACTTCTCTAGGTCTTGGCACCGCTGACAGCCCGGTGTTACGCGGACTTACGATTAAGAACGCTAACGAACAGACCCTAGTGTTTATGGATGAGAGCGAGTTCTACGTGACATATGGCGGCATAGACA